CAACGTCGAAGGCAACATAAACTGCAGGGTTTAATACTGATGATCGACCTTTGAATGTGAGTGTGCCATTTGCAGCCATAAACAAATAGCCCTGCTCTGATGCAGTAATTGTTTGCAGATAATTGAGCACGTTGGTTTCAGCTGCAACACTAAATCCTGCTGATGCAGCAGTGCCTCCCAAAGTTGATGATCCGGTACCGATTGACCGTTGCCCTTGATAGCCGACTTCTGGATAGTCGAGAACGGTGTTCACGCGAGTCGATGACAGTTCTGCGACGGTCGTGTGTTCGTTCATTGTCATAGACGACAAAGTGGTGAAGTTGTCTGCACATGTCACATAAGCCATGTCATTATTGGCAAGGTCGTAGTCAATGTTCCAGTCCGTGATGATTCCTGAATAGACAAAGATGCCGTTTGCAAGCACTCGAATTGGCAATCTAGGAACTATTCCTGTGGTGTTGCCTGCTGTGTTGTAATACGGCGAGGCTGTGTTTAAAGGGTCAAAGATGCGAGTCCTGTTGTAGAAGGCAATGGTCATCGTGCCAGCGTTGAACTCTTGCAGTTGACGAGAGCGTCCACGATTAATGTTGATTGATTGCACATACTGCGTTACGTCACTGAAGTAAATGCCTCCCAAAGTGCCAGAATCCAGCTTGCCATACACCGAGTCGTTCAACTGAAATGGCGAACCGAAGTTGGTTGTGCTTTGAAATCCAATCTGGACGGTGATTACAGGCAAGGTCATTGTTAGCCGACGCTCACAAAGACTTGCCCAGAAACGCGTTCTGCCTGCTTGATTGCTTCGATGATGTCACGGCCTACTTGTGCAGGGTTTGATACAAGACCGGCAGTGACGTTGATGCTGATTTGGTTGACTGTTCCTTGCGCTGCGTTTGCTTGAGATAATGCACCACCGAAGAAAGCGTTTGCACCTGTTGTCCCAAGGGCAGCTCCACTTGCGCTCAGGTCGGCAAGGCTTTGGTTCAAAGATTGTGAGGTGAAGCCATTGACTCCGTCAATCATGTCGCCAGCGACAGCGTTGCCTGCTTCAGGCCCAAGGTTCAAGAGCTGTGCAAGACCTTCTTTTTCTAGACCTTGATTGGTGACCAACCATTGCAGTTTCTCTGAGAAGAGTTTTGCGTCGGTGATTTGTTTTTGGAAGACATCCTTGTAGTTGACTTTTGAGCGTTTGGTTGTTGCTAAGGCAACATCTGACTCAGCCTGTGCGACACGCTCAAGCGCGTCTGCGTAGTCGTTGGCATCTGTGACAGGGTTAATCTTTGACAGGGCCGTATAGGCCTGTGCGCGTGTCTTGAGGGCATCTGACAGTTCGTCCTCTGCATCAGTTTGAGTCTTGACAGCATCGGAGAGAGAAGCAAAGCCTCTGATTGAGTCTGCTTGTGCATTGCTGAAGTTGTCATACGCATCTTGCGCTGACTTGACTTTGTCCTTGATTGTTTGCAAAGCACTGCCCATTTGTCCACGCAACGTGTCTGCGTGATCCTTGGCTTTCTTTCGTGCTGTCTCTTGTGCTCTTGCTAGTGCGCCAAGTTCTTCCTTGGTCGGCTTCAGACCGTTCTCGTAGGCCGACATCATCTGACCTTCAAACGCACGGAACTGGCGTGACAAGTTGCGAGTCTCTGTGACAGCACCCTTTGCTGTGCCTGCGTAGCCCTTGACTGCGTTGTTCAAGAATCCAATCTGCTGAGTGGCTGGCAACACGCGTGTGACCAGTTCAAAGATTCTGTTTGACCAGCCTTTGGTCTTGCCTTCAGCACCGATTGTGGCTTCAGCAATCTTGGAGGCTGCAGTGGCGTAGTCACCTAAGACCGGGGCAAGTTTGCCACCGACAGTCTCATACAGCTCGTCGGTTGCTATCTGAAGTTTCTTGAATCCACCCTCGGCAGAGTTTGCTGCAGCATCAGCTGCGCCTTGGAACGTGTAGCCAAGCTCACGCGTGATCGCGTCAAAGTCTTTGGTCTTGACAGCGTTTGCGTCAAGCGATACACCAAGCCGTGTGAGGGCTGTGACGTTGCCACCCTGAGCCTTGGCGAGTGCAATTGAAACTGCTTGCAAGTCTTTGCCTGTACCGGCAGAGATGTCGAGAGCAAGGTTCATCAGGCTCTGAGCCTTGGTCACATCGCCAGTCGCCCTCACAAGTGTTGCCAAACTTGGACGCAACTCACTGTCCGACACGGCTTTCTGGAACTGCATCTTGCTGATGGTTTCCTCGATGGCTGCAACCTGAGCCTCCGATGCGCCTGTCGAGTTGCGAACGGCAAGAGACAACTGCTTTTGCTGTGCCTCATCTTCAGCAAACGCCTTGACAGCCTTTCCGATCTGTTGCGCCACGGCAGCTGCAGACACGCCCATACCGAGCTGTGTTTTCATCAGACCCTTGAGAGATAGGTCTGCCTTCTTTGCGCCTTTGTCGTCATACGTGGTGACGAAAGGTAAAACAATGTTTGCCATTACAGAGCCTTCCTACGGTTGAAGTCTTGGATCACATTGTTGAGAATAATGTGTGCTTGTTCTCTGAGCATTGGCATTGCTGATTCTGCACCGGGCCACATGTAACGAGATGCACCCTTTCTGCCTTTGCGCTCACCGTCCTTGTGTGGCTTGTCTTGGTTATCAAGGTTTTCAACAAACGCTGAATCCGATGGGCCTGAGCCTGCGTTGTCGTAGATAGCCCCTGCAGGGTTCGCTTGATAGATGCTCATGATGGCGTACTGCTTGCGACCCATGCGTGACTTGCGTGTGCCACCACCAAACTTGACTCGGATGCCACGCAGGATCGCTTCCTTGCGCCAGCGTGTAGCACCACCACGACCCTTGATCAGTTCGCCCTTCAAGATGTTTGAGTCGCCACTGTTGTTGAACGGCGTAAGGTCAGGGTCAAGCCATAAGGCGTAGTCCTTGATGCTTTTGATGGTTGGCGCAGCTGCGCGACGCATGTCTTTTTGCATCTGGCGAATCAGATCAGGCTCAACCTTCTTGATGGCTTTAATGGCTGCAGCTAGGTCTCGGTTTGGGTTGATGACTTTTGCTTGCGCCATGTTTACTTCTGCCTGTCTTGGATTGCTTGGCTAAGGGTTGAGATGAGCGTGACCGGCATCTCTCGAAGGTCTTGCCATGGAATCCCCTGAAGGATTAGTCCGGCAATGATTCCGTGGACACCGTCTCGCCAAAAGGGATGCGCTCCACCCTGTAGGAGACACCCTTGACTTCTGCTTTGTATTTCTCAATGTTGGACACGTGGCCTTCCTGCTTCATAGCGAGGTAGGAAAGCGTGACGAGGTATTCCATAGAGAGGTTGTCGTCGATGGCTTTGATGATTGACACTGTGTGCAATTTTTCAAACTCAAGGAGACTTGCTACTGACAGAGCGACTTCGTGTTCGCTTCCATCAACCAGCACGGTGGCGATGAAAAGCTCAAACATTATGCGGTCTCTGTGTACAGTCCACCTTGGAAGGTGATTGCGCCAACGGTGGCTAGGTCGCCCACAGCACCCATGACTGGACGGTACTCAGACATGAGAGCCGAGGTCACAGTGAAGTCTGGGTTTGTGCCAGCTGCTGCAGTTGCAGAGGTAGGACGAACAACGACTGTGGTCGGAACGCCAACAAGACCTTTGAGAGTTGCATGCACCTTGGTGGCTGCGAAGTCTTGGTTGAAGTTGATTGTGACGGTGTTGTTCTGCAAGCCACCTGTGAACGAGTGACCGTTGGTTGATGATGCAGACATGGCTGTGATTTCGACTGAGTCAACAGCGTTCACAACTTCCACGCTCGTGACATAGGTCGTGAGGTCAACAGTGTTGACTTTCACTTGGATGTCTTTGTTTACATAAATAGCCATTACTCGGCCTCTGCTTCCTTGGTTGGTTTGGATGTTTTGTTTGCCTCGATGTGACCACCGAGAATAAGAGCCTCAACGGAGCATCCGATGAGTTCCTCGTCTGTGATTGTGTCGCCGGGCTTCTTGCCTGAGACATTGTCTGCGATGACTTTGTATGTTGCCATGTGTTCCTTTATGGGTACGCCACCCACGGCACGGTGACCGTGTAGGCAGGTAGTTCTTGATTACCGACTGTGTAAACAGTAGGCGACGCATCTGTCGCTCCAGTTGCAAGCATCACTGTGTCCATCAGATCAAGAAGCGCAATGAGCGCGTCGAGGTTGCCCGGTGGTGGCATGAGTACGTTTACAGGAAACGACAAAGAAGTCTGGTTAGTTGACGATCTTGTGATTGTCGGAGGGTCGATGATTGCTGACAGAGGTCGTGCATTGCGAGAGTCGGAAACGACAACAACGCCAGCTGTGGTCAGTGCTGTTTCCAGCCTGATGCGAGCGTCATTTGTT